GCTAGTGAACCTGAGCTACTTAGGATACTATATGCAGCTATATTTAACGCTGGTGCTAAAGATAAGATGCGTAAAGATGCTAAGACTCCATTAGGTCTATATCTACTATGTAGATATGGACTTAGAAAGACTCTATCTAAGTATACAGATATTACACCAGATGATCTATTCGTAAGATATGATCCTAATAACGAATATACACCTGATAAATATCCAGAGTACAATATATTTAGTACTGTAGGTGAAAAACCTAGACTCTATGATAAGGGTGTAGCATATAGACAACACTGTATGAAAGTTCTTATTAGGAAAGAGATAGATCGTGATAGTCTTATAAGTAATATTATAGGCGGTATCATAACTAGCTTCGATCTAATCAATGGCTATATAGAACAAGATATGGCTAAAGCTATAGATGCTGAAGAGAGAGCTTGGAAGAATCTAATAGCTTATGGTAAACCTAAGTCTAAATCTGATCAAGAGTATAATAACTTAGCGTTTCTTTATAAGAAAGCTAAAGAGGCTGAGAAGAAAGTATGGGGAGACATATTAGGTCGTACTATGTATCAAACTGGTATAACAGTAGATAAGATAAGATCTGATGTTAGAGAGCATATTACAGCTGTAAATAGCTACGTAGATGAGATAATAGAAGAGAAGTTAGTTAATATAGGATTAGATATACATAACTTCTGGGACATGTTAGTGCATATTATAAGAATATATTATACTAGTGTTAATAATGCTAAAGAGTATAATAGAAATCTTAACCATATACACTTAGATCTTAACTATTATATATGTTATGCTATCATTATAGGATTCAATAAGGCTGTTAAACAGCTTAACCAGCGTAATGAGAAATCTAGTAATGGTACACCATCTAGAGAAGAAGTTAAGAAGGTTCTTAATATAAATATATCCGAGAAGATAATCTATAGTCTTACTAAATCAGTAACTCCTAACTTAGCATTAGCACAAGCTGATATTAGTAATGATAGCTTCTATTATAAAGCTACTTCACAGCTAGAGAATCAAAATAGAGGTGAAGGTGTATATAGAGGTGGTAAATCTCCATTCCCAGATAATATTAGGACACTAACAGCTCCTATGTTCTGTTTTGGTAGTTTACTATACTTAATCAAAGCAGCGCCATCACCAAGCCTACGTGCTAATCCTTGGGGCCAATGGGATGAAGCTACTGGGCATATTATCATACCAGAGCATCTTAAAGCATCTATAGAGAAACTAGATCATGCTCTACGTGGTGTAACAGATGCTGATAATGTACCAGAAGAGCTTAAAGCTCTTAATGATGATATGCTAGAAGATTTAAATAACGAAGAAAGAGAGGACGATGATGTTGAATCAACAACAGATGATGCTGCTGAATCAGAAGCTGAGTAGTATCATAGCTAGTACGAATAATATAGAATACAATTTAAATAACATGCTAAGGCAGGGAGATAGATCTCCTGCCTTAGCAGATCTATCTATTAAGCTAATAGTAAACTTAGTTATATATAACTATATAGATCTGTTTATGAAAAATGGTATTAGAGCTTCAGCAGCTAGTATACTTAATACATTAGCATCTAGTAAGTATAATACAGTATTAGGTATTGCATATAGTAATAATGTAAATATATATCTAGATGGAGCTATACAACAAGCTGACAATATGATAAAAGAGATATTAGGAGGAAATAACAATATGATGTATACAAATATGGGTAATAATGTATATGGTGCTGTACAACCCATGGTAGTGCAGCAGCCTATGGTACAACAACCTATGATGGGATATAGTAATAATAACTATAACTATAACACTACAGCTATGAATGCTGATGCTGGAGTATCTAAGTATAGTAACTCTAATACTATACAAGCTAATACTAATCCAGTACCAGTACAACAAGTACAGAATATACAAACTGTACAGGTACAACCAGAACCAGTAAGACAAGTTAGAAAGGTTATACCTTATTTAGCAGCTAAAGGTGTTACTTATAACTCTGAAGTAAGTAATCCTACAGGTAGAGAAGAAGATACATATCCTATCTTACCAGCTACAGATTCTACTAGAGAATATAGTACTGTATTACCTAATATAGTACGTTCTATATTAACTAGTAGTAATGAAACTGATACTATACAACGTAATGTACTAACTAGAGTAGCTTATAGTGTTAAGAATCTCTATACAGTACCTACTTCTAAAGTAGATAGTAAGATAGATCTACAGCATATCTATAGTAACTTAACAGATCTAGCTAGATTATACTTATCTCTTAACCCTAAAACTGCTCAAGGTGATATAGATACTATACTACTAGACTATAAAGATATATTAGCAGCAGTCGATAAGTGTATAGATGTTATAGCAGATAGAGTACTTATAGATAATGCTCTTAAAGAGCTTTATAATCAAGCTGCTGAGGTTGCTAACAATACTAAAGTAGTTAATAATGATAAACTAGGTGTTACTGCTTATGGTTATGAATATAAAACAGATGGTATATTGTTATATTCTCCAGAAGTTATGGATACTAATTTCTATCTATCTAACGCTATAGGTAAACTACATCGTTATAGTTACAGTTCTTTATTTAATAGTCTAGATACTCTATTACCAGAGAAAGGTAGTTATACTAGATTAACTATATTTAATACAGATACTATGGTAACTATAATCATTATGCGTAGTACAGTTGATACATTCCACTATAAGGTAGTATCTAAACCAGTTGATATTAACATTTAACGTAAGGAGATATAAAATATGACTATTAGAGATTTTAAAGCTAGTGACTACACTAGCTCTTCACTCTTAAGACACAATGAAGTTGAGTCTTTCTATTACTTAAATAGATTAACTCTAGATCAATACCAAGCTTACTCTCTATTAGATACCGTAACAGGTTATGTCTGCTATGATAGACTTAACTATACAGCTGATATGATAGAACAAGAGCTAACTGATTTTAATCTAGTGCTAGATGCTGTTAAATCTAAATTAAGCTCTGTTACTACTATGGGAGAACTATTAGAGGTTCTTAATATGTTACACTCTGGTACTAATAGAACACAGTCTAAGTTTATAGAAGCTATATATCTTAAACTTACTACATTATTTACTACTATAGTACGTTATGTAGGTAATACAGATCTAAATATAGATGCTATAGACGAAGATTACCACGATGCTGTTAAAGTACTTAACCAACATGGTACATATAGTCTAGTAGAACAAGAGTTAAATAACTTAGCTACCTCTATAGCTAATGCTTTAGTATCTAATAGCTCTATATTTATTAAAAGATATGAGACTACTGGTATCTCTTTCGAGTTATCTTATGTTACTCCTATAGTATTCTATCAAGGAGCATGGACAGTTAACTTTAGAACACCAGGTTTATTTCAAATCCATATAGGTAGCTTTGAGTTTACTAAACTATCTAATATAGTTAATACTACAGGACTATCTATATTTAAGCTCTATAATAAGAACCCTAATAGAGATAATGGTACAGTTACAGTTTACTTTAATAAACAACTTAATCTATTTACATTATTAGTATAAGTTAGTATTTAAAGTTATTTAGATATACTCTATACCGCCATATAGAGTACATATACATATAAGGAGTAATATTATGTTTAATTTCATATTTAAAACAGTTGCAGCAGCTGCTATATTTGCAGTAGGATATAAAGTAGGTAAAGATGGTATAGGTAAAACTATAACAGCAGTAGAAGATATGGTTAATGATGCATCAGATCGTGTATCAGCTGCATGGGATGAACTACTAGCTGCTGATGAAGCATCTAGAGCTCAAGCAGAAGCTACTCTAGATGAATATACTAAAGATACTGAAGATAGTAATCTAAAGAGTCTATAATATGCTTATACATATGTTAACAGTTGGTACTACACCAACATCTGTAGGTATATCTACGTTAACTAATAATCCATTAGATCTAGCAGAGTATCATGGTGATGAAGATGGTGGTTATATACTACCGTATGATCAATCTTATCTATATAAACGTAGAGAAGATTTAGGCTTAGAGTTTGATACTATAGATATACTATCTGATATACCTTACTTTAATTCTATAAAAGATAAGTATATGGATACTGATAGTATATTTACTCTAGGAGAGTATCTATCTGATATAAGCTATAAGACTACACAAGATCTTAGTTATGCTACTGTAGATTTAAACTATGTAGATCCTATAGCATCTGCTTTAGTTAGTTATCTGTTAGATAAACCTAGTACTAGTTACTTTATACTAAATGGTTACTATAAAGAATCTGATACTAGTGTATTACATAATAGTATAGAACTTACTGTAGAGTATAATCCTGATATTAAGACTATAACTTGTACTATATCTGTACCACCTCTAGATGAAGCTACCATACTGGATGAAGATACTTTTCTAGATGATGCTACTGTAAGTAGTACTAAGTACTATAGAGAAGCTGATATAGAAGCTCTTATAGCTAATCCTAATAGATTAACTATAGTAAGAAATGATATAACTATTTTGTTAAGAGAGCTAAATAGTTCTTATAGTTTTACTAGATAACTATATAAACACTACAGTATATACCATAAGGTATATACTGTAGCTATAGTTTTTATATTGTATTGTTATTTATCTAATCGGTATATAGATACTTCGTATCTATTCTTTCTAATAGGTAGATAGATACTACGTATCTAATCTATTTAATGTTATATCTATATACTATACATATATCGTTACACTCTATGATAGTATATAGATATATACTTATTGGTATAATAGGTATATATCTATTTTATTTCTATTGTATATATAGTGAACTTACTTTAGTAGTTCTGTATAACTTTACTACTATTGTAACTTTAGTTGTCTGCTTACTTAATAGGTGCTAGTAACTCATTTCATATAGGTATATTCTTAAACACTACACACTGCTATGACCTAGACGAGATTCTAGGGGGTAGGAGTAGGAGTGAGGGAGGGGATACGGACTATAGACGAAACGAGGCACGAGGTGAGGATATGGACGTATACCGACCGAAGAAGACCAACTAGAGGAGAAGAGACGCGAAGCGGATCTTGGGGCTATACCTATATGAAATAGATTACCTAGATAAAAAGAGTTATGGACGCGAAGCGTCCCATTATTATTATTATTATTATCAGTCATTTGTCCATAAATAAAATAATAATACTAAATTACTTCATAAAGTAACAGTATACTAGTACTAGAATGAAATCTAGTACTAGTATATTTACTATTTTTAGTATATTTAATAAGAGCATAGAAAGGAGTAACCATGAATAGAAAAGAGTTTACTACTCTACTACAAGATAGAACTACTACTTCATTTGGTATATCTATAGGTACTGGTTTGCTATTAGAATCACTATTTGATCCTACTACAGATAGATATGATACAGAAAGACCTATACCACCTAGAGTTGATCTTACTAAGTATAACTATTATCTTATTAATGGTTATACTCTTATACGTAATATCATTAGTTCTTTACAAGATAGAACTGCTATAGCTAGTACAGATCCTAAACTAGTAGCAGAACTTATATCTAATGTACTTAAACAAGAGATCTATATACTTAAAGGTTTACTAGCTACTACTAACCTTAAAGATAACTACTTTAAGTTAATAGTACCAGAATATGATTACCTTATTAAGAACTTTAATAAAGGTAAAGATATTAATATTAAGTATATACAAAATACTATAACTGCTATTAAGCTATTTAAACCTTATTTAGAAGCTATAGACTATACAGAAGTAGTTAAGACTAAAGGTTATAGATTAGATAAGACTATAACTTATAATAGTCTTATTACTACACACTTACCTATAGATCTATTACAGAGTAACTATATGACTCTATTAGAGTCACATACTGGTGTACTTAAAGATAACCACTTATGGTATACTAAATATCATGCACTAGGTAGTTTAGATCTTAGTATACTACCTATGAACGATATAGTATACTTTATAATGGGAGATGATCAAATGGTTAGAGGTGTAGATACTAAATATAAGAGAGAGTTGTATAATATAGCTCTAGAGAAGAAATGGAGCTATAGGACTACTAGAGATAAGATACTTATGAATCTTAGTAAATCAGAAGGCTTACAACACATACTAAGCCTTAGTGGATTTAAAGCTTATTGATATTAGCTAATAGTTTATTAGAATTCATTTAGAGAGCTCTAGGAGAGAGATCTAAGTATAGTTGGTATAATCTATCCTAATAAGGATAGATCGTTGCTTAGAGAGGCTTTAAATGCTCTCTATAAGCCTATATGTAAAATATGTTATATTAAGGAGTTGTGTTATGAAAAATTTACGTAATATAATAGCTAATTATGCAGATATGAACGAGAATAGCTACGATGAACATGAGTTAACAGCAAAAGATATAGTAACTACTGTAACTGTTACTTTTGTAGTATGCGTGTTAGCTACCATATGTATGTTCCACGATACTGTTATATGGTAGTAGTAAGGATATAGTTATGAAAAGAGATAAGAAGAGAATAACTCTATTAGAGTTATCAGGTTGGTTAGTAGTAGGTGGTTTATTAGCTCTAGTAGGATTAGGTACTAGAGTTACTAAAATCTAAATATAAAGTATATGGAGGTAAATGAAGATGGTTAAGATGCTAGATAAAACAGTAGATACACTAGCTATACTATTTGCTATAGTAGGTTGTTTAGCACTAATGGTAGCAGGCTGTGAACTATTAATAAGTTATAACTAATAGTATGCTATAGGAGTAGCTCTATATAGAGACTACTTCTATAGCCTATAGTATATTTATATTTTTAGATATAAGGAGGTATATAGATATGAACTTTGAACAAGTAATATTTATAGATAAGATACAAGATGATATAGTATATAAGTTTATAGGTAGTAGTAATAGTTATTTTATAACTAAGATAACAGAACCTATACTTAACTCTATAGTAGATAATAGAGATAGTGAGTATGAACTAGTAGGTAATAGTTTAGAAATACAAGATACTATAGTAAAAATTACTACTAGTAATAGTAAGCTTATCAAGATAGCTAACTTAGATAGTAGTAAAGAGTTATGCTATATAGATACTAAAGATGGTATGGTAGGTGTAGTAAGTATAGAAGAGTACAATGATTACATTAAGGCTAATAAGTATGAAAAGGTAGCTGGTATACTTATGTTAAACCATAACAACTTAAGTAACTACTTTAAGAAACTAGGTAACATATATAGCATAGAGTTACCTATAGTAGGAACTAGTAGTAGTCTATCAGATGCTATGTTTCCTTATAAGATAGTAGCTGAAGTAACTGAGTAACATTAAAATAAGAGTAGTAGTACTGTGTAAACAGTACTACTACTCTATAGTAACCTTTTTTTTATTTTATAAGTCCATCTAGCTGCTCTAACGTAGGAAAATTACACATTTTAGACATGTACTGTACAGAGTTAGTTTTATTTATAAGGAGGTTGATGTTCTCTAGTTTAACTTCTGTTTCAAAATCTAAACCTTCTACATCTAAGAGTTCTCTTATAGTACAATCTCGCGATACGTTACATGAGAGCGAAGAACTGGGATACGCACTAATTGACGAAGGCAATACCCATTCTTTCGAATTGGGATAGGCTATATCTTATTCTACACACATGTAGAATCCTTCCATTTCCCTCTTACGAGGTAGGCCAGCACGTTCTAGCGCTGGTCTTACTAGTCGTTGAACGTTCCTATAGTATAACTATAGGCTTCGCTGCTGATTGTCCATTGTTGCATGCTTAAGATTGTTACTACTAAGAGTACTTAAGCCTTTAGGAGTTTCCAGCAATTAGAAAGGTATTTTACTACTAATCACTTAGTAGGCAGACTCAATCACGCTTTATTTTCCATATACTTCCATTATAGTTTAAAGTTACACCAGCATTACATTTTCTTATAAGATGCGCTGGAGATATACCAGCAGCTTCTGAAGCCTCTTTTATAGATTCGAACCTAACTACATCTTCAGTATCTGTGTTTATAAATATTATACCACATCTACCGTAATCAGTGTTCTTATCTTTAATCTCAGTAGGCCACTCTGTATCATCTTTTACTCTAAATAAATAGCCGTTCAAAGGTACATTGTCCCAGCCGTTCTTTAGATATTTATATACAGTAGCCTCTGCTACAGGTACAGCTCTTATAATCTGTTTAATACGGTCAAACTCTAATAGCTCTTTAGTCTCTATATTATAAACTTGAAACGTTTTATCCTTTACAAAGATAGGTATTATATAGTCTGTCTCTACACCCAGTTTAGCGGCGTCTTCTTTAACATCCTTAAAGTTACAAGACCATCTAACGCCATTAACAGCGCGTATAACTTCTTTTACATTACTTACGTATTCTATATCTCCGTTTGGATACTTTATATAGATATTAGGTGTTACACCATTAAGTAATTTCTTATAATACCAATCACTTTCATCGTTATATCTTTTTAACTCAAACCTTCCATGTTTACCTACAAATATTCTACCTTTATCGAATAAAGTAAGTTTAGGTCTTATTCTAGATCTTCCAATATACTTAGAACACTCCACTAAGCTAACATGCGGCGTTACTTCGCCTGTATCTACATTACGTAATAAGAAGGCATAGTCTAAAGCACCATGTAGCTCTTTAGTACTATTAACGGCATAGTCTACCCAACGTAAATTAGAAACTCTGTTATCTAGTTTATCAGAGTTAATATGGTCTACGCATAAGCTTCGATCGGACTCTGGATATTCTAACCACGCTCTAGCTACTAATCTATGCACAGGTATTTGTTTATTTAAAAATACATACTTATGCTTTTTAAGATTATATAGTCTAAATGTAACATTGGCTCTATAATAGCTAGCCATTTTACCTAGCTGTTGCTGTAAATAGTTATTTGTTTTAAAAGAGTAAACAGTGCCGTCACCTGCTATTCCGTAGCCTAAAAATGGCAATAAGATACGAAATACCTTATTATCATGTTTTACTTCTAATGGCTCGTCATATACAGGAGTATATTCGTATACACCAGTAGCATACTTATTTACATTAGTCTTTTTGAAGTTTAGCTTATTTAAGTCTATATTAAGCTCTTCTGGAAAGTCTAGATCATAAACCGTGTACCAGAAGTACCAGTTTATATCTTTGGTTAAGGTTTGGTTGTTTATAACAACGACTAAAGGTAGGCTATTATCCATTATGTAATAACCATCGTTCTCGCGTTTATAAATTCGTCTACACTTTAAATCTATAAAATAGTTTTCAGTATTTGGAATTTTAATAAAACTATCCACTTATCCCTCCTTATAAATATGAAATATTGTAAATGGATTTCAATATAAGGATTACGGATAATTATTTTAGTTAATCTGCATCAAAAACATATTCTTTAATCATCTGGTCATGATCATTATGATAAAAATCTTCTATATGATTTATATTAGATGGATAGATCTGGTCTATCTCTAGCATTACTCTACTACTGTTATCTTATATTACTATAAGTGTCGGACTATATCTTATATTATACTACTATAATATCTTCCCATTTCCCTGTTTAAGGTATGCTATAGTGCTCTAACTATAGTCTTACTAGTCTCTGAACCTTTCTATAGATATACTATAGACTTGGCTGCTGATTGTCCTTAGCTATAAGGATTTCCAGCAATTAAAGAAGTTTCTACTGGACAGTAATTGTATTAGAAATATTAGGAAATTCTCTTTCATCATTTTCATATTTAAAAATAAAGTTTTTTACAGGTTTAAAGGACTTTGCATTGCAACGCTCGCGTATAGACGGTGGGCTGACATTAACTATAGCAGACATTCGCTCTGCAGAAATAGCATTATACTTTTTTCCAGATAAAATGTCTAGCGCAACAACTTTACCGCTATATGGTACATGTGTAATTTCATCGTCTAATTTCGGCCACTCTGTTCCGTCTGATACCTTTACGGAAAAACCGTCGGAATATCTTTTCCAAGGTGTAGATACGCGGTTTGATAGTTTACCATATGAAAAATTAAGTTCCTTTGCAGCACTTGCGACACTTTTATACTTTTTAATCTCGTTAGTATTATAAAAGTAAACTTCAATAGGTTTAACGCTGTTTGGCATCAATCCATTGTTTATCGCATGTATAAGATTATCTCTGCGCGTTATAAGCTCTAAATTTTCGCATCTATCGTCTCCAGGTACGCCATTAATATGGTTACATATTAATACTTCAGGGTCAGTCGTATATTTACAAAAGGCTAATGCGGCTAGCCGATGCCTCGGGAGGCTAACTTCGCGCCCTAACCAGTCTGTACCAGTTGACATGTAATACCCAGAGAGTATATTTTTATAATTATTTTTTTCTGGTTTCGATAAACTAAATTTTAGTAATACCTTTCTACGTTTAGACATCACATCGCCGTTTTTATTTACACAATAATACGGAAAGTACGGAATTTCGTAAAAACCAGGATATTCTTCAGATTCTACTGGGTTATTAAACATTATAAAAATGTTTTTGTAATCAACCCATAGTTCGCGCTCGTCTTTATACCCGACACGTATTGCCCTTAATACAGAAAGTGTTAATTCTGATTTACAGCGTAATAAAATAGGAATAAGTCCTATTTGATATTCTTTTTCACCATCAAACCAGTCTAAATAAATAACCGGTTCATTTTCTTTATTTAAATACAAATCACATCTATTACCTTTATTATCGACAATATCAAAAGTTTGTATACATACTTTATATTTGTCGGAATAGGGTAATTTAACAAAAGTAAACATTTCCTACCTCCAAAATTAATCAATAATTTTGGTCTGGGTAATTCTAATCTAATATCCAATTGCTTAAATCTTGTACTGCAGACTCATCATCTTCATCATCGTCTTTAGTTATAGACGGTCTACATGACATAACCTGACCATGCTCTAAGTTAAAGAAAAACATATTCGTAATGATCTTCTTAGGACCACTATTAAATATACTATAATCTGCTATACCAGATAGTGCTCTTATCTTAATCTTTCATAGCTAGTGTGTCCCACTGGTTATATATAACATATTCAAACGGTTTATTAGCTACCATATACTGGTGCCACTCTAAGTTAGTTAAGTTCTTAGTATTAGGATCGTCAAAATGTAGTTTCTTAAACTTACTACCTAAGTTAGTCTCTATGATAGCATTTAAAGAATAACCACCAGGATTAAGAGCTTGACCTGATCTTACAAAGTTATAAGCTGACATAGCATCTATTAGAAAGAATGTAGCTGGTACTTCTACTGTATGCCATTGCTCTTGTGGAGCCATTGGTTTAACTTTACCAGAAGCAGTTACTTTCTGTGTTGTACCAGATTTCCATTTAAAATACTTATAGTTATCAGGTAGTCTAGGATCTGAAAAGATTTCAGCTGGATCTACATCATACTGTTTAAGTCTATCTACTATATAAGGTATATCGAAACTTATATTCCATATAGCTAAGAAGTCTGGTTGCCACTCATGTACTTTATTAATAGCATCTCTTATTACATCAAGTTCTGTTTTACATATCTTATATTCTAACTTAATAGTTTTAGCTACTTCTCTATCTGGAAAGTTCTTTCTAGCCATATCTTCTAATATCTTAGTTACATCTACCTGATGTGGTAAAAACGATTCTAATATAGTAGTAAATATTCTATCTTCCATACAGACTGATATAAGTATAATTTCATCTGTAAGAGTATTAGTCTCAATATCTAATGCACATACTATATTAGGAGAACTGTAATTAGGATACTTCTTAGTATACTTATACATTATTTCATCTGCAGCTCTTATATCAGTTCCATATAGATACGGATCATTAGCTATATCTCTCATAGCCTTACAACCTACATACTTAGAACCTAACTTAGAAGCAGCTACTCTAGGTAACTCTGATTGAGTACAAGTATACCTATTTAGTTTACTTATATCTTCAGTCTCTTTCTTTTGTTTATGATTTTTATTAAACTCTTTAGTAACCCAAAATGAACGTTTATAGTTAGGCATAGGTCTTAAGTTACGTACTGAAGAACCATCTTCAAACGTTACTACCTCTTTTACATAGTGCATGTCTTTTCTATCTATACGATCATCTTCAGGAACATAAGATACAAACTTACACTCTCTACCCACTATAGCGCCTCTATCAGTAGGTAGTTTATTAAGCTCTTTAGTTACTTCATATTCCACTTATTACTCCTTTCTATACTTATCTAGTAATAGCTAGCTCTATTTATAAAAATTCTTGATTTTCTAGCTAGGAAATACATTTAAACATAAGGAGAATTATGTTACAATATGAAATTCTACAAGATGGTGCTAAACTAGACGAAGCTATAAGAGCTGAGAATGTAGTATTACCACTATCTAAGTTAGTAGGGTTAAGATTTAACGAAGATGGTAGTTTATTATTAGAGCAACCAGTATTAGATAATAAACTATCTAATATTATATTCGTTAAAGAGCAATACCCTAAAGACTATAACGAGAAGACATTGCTATATAACATAATATTAAAACCTATAACTATAGATAAAGAAGTTATAAGCTTTAAAGTTAAGATAGTAGAGTCGAGGGAATACGGAGAAGTTATTACTTCTACTATAGTAGATACTGAAGTATACTATAAGTCTAATAAAGATGAGTTCTATATAGACTTTACTGGTTTAGTATGCTATAGAGTAAATAATGACGATGTAGAGAATGAAGCTGAAGTACTAGATGATGTACAAGAGCTTTATAGGGATCCAAGAGTAGTTGCTTACCATAGTAAGTCTGAAAAGAACATACCTGGTTGGGAAACTGTATTAGCGCACTTTGGTATAGAAGAAGAACAATCTGTTCCAGTAGTACCTGGTAAACTAGAAGAAGAGCCTATCAAAGAGCTAGTAAGTGACCCTGAGAAAGCACAACCAGTACAACCAGAAACTAAAGTAGAGAATAAAGTAGAAGCTAAAGAAGAACCTAAGAAGAAATCTAAGTTAGTACCTTTAGCTTGTATAGCTCTATTTGTTATTATAGTAGCTGGTATAGTAGTGTATGAATATTATAATTAAAAAAGATATAGAGTAAGAGTACAGCTAGTACTCTTACTCTATCTTAATATATTCTTTAGAATGCATATTTCTTTACATTACCTATACGTTTAATCCTAGCTTCATCAGTAACTTTACTTAATAGATCTTGTAAGTTGAAAGCTACTATGGACTCTTCATCTAGAGTATCATATAGAGATTTAGCTTTAGTAGCTAATTGCTGTTTTATATATGGATCTTCACATTTCTTCATACGGTCTAAGTATACTTCTAATGCATCTTTAATACGCTGCTGTTTAATACGTTTATATTCTTCTACTGGACCACCGTTTTCATCGCTTATAGCTATCTTAACAGATGATAGTACTTTAGATGTATCTATACCGTAGGATTCTAGGTTTTTACCTTGTGTTAGTAGGTAATAAGGCAAGAGAAATCCTACAACTAAATCGTCATGTCCACCATTAGGATGGTCTATACGACCATTTTTTATAACAAGAGACTCTAGCTCTGTTATAAGCTCATTATCTCTTACTAGATGTGCAGTGTACTTAATAGAACTATTGAATACAGTACCATATAGGTTATCTCTAGAGTTTTTACCAACACCAGCTGTCCTATAACCAAATTCTCTTCTATACTTATTATAAATATCAGATAGACCAAATCCTCTACTTATATTATCCCATAGCTTAGCATACTCTTTATTAGTATCTCTTTCATCTGCTATATAGTTAAATATCCTAGTAAACGGATTTAAACCTTTACTAATAAATATTTGTGCTACAGTATCTATTATAGCTACTCCAGTAGATTTAGCTTCTGGTATAAATGTCATATTAGGATACTTTATAAGTAAGTTAGCTATAAAGTTAGATAGTGTAAGTACGTTAGTTTCGTTAATAATAGCAGTACATAATACCTCACCTGTAGATACATCTCTACCACATAGAGCAGTATAGTCGTTACCTATCATTTCAGAACTATCCATACCTAGCACTACTTGTCTACCTGGTAGACCATTTAGTACTTCGTCTTCTTCTACATACCAGTTCATAACGTAACCCTCTGTAGAGATGTCTACATACTTCTTAGACATAAGAGAATCTCTTAGTCTTATTAGATTCTCTTTAGAAATAGGAGAAGCAGCTGAACCTTGTGACCATTTATTAAGAAAGTCAGCTTCAGCTCTATCTCCAGTAGCATTTGCTTCTAATATTCTTTCTTTTAACCATTCATCTGTTTTACCTAGTTGCCTATGGTTATACTCTATAAGTACTGATAAGTTACCACGTCTAGTATTTTTACGTATAGTATCATTAAGTTCATCTTGATTAGGTAAATCTAAGAACTTTTCAGTCCACCTAGCACAACCATCGTAAATCCACTTAGCATAGGCTCCTTCTTCGGTATTAATATAACCTGGTGTAGTAGTATAGGTATTATAGTAGTGCGAACCAGAGTTCTTGGCATTCTCTCTAGCAGCACCAGTAGCAGCTAGAGCTGTCTCTAGAGATTCTTTTACATGTGGTATAAAAGCTAACTCATCTACCTGAAGTATAGCAACAGTAAGACCACGACCTACCTTCATAGCGCCAGCTAGTGTATTCTGTCCAACTACTGTATCTAATCTATTCTTAAGAGAATTTATAGTAATATTCTCTGTATTGTTACTATCTGATTTATCTCTAGTATTGATATACCATGGTAGTAGATCGAATATAGATTTAAGTCTCTCTATATTCGATACACGTAGACCATTATCTTTAGTAAACAATACCATCTTAATGTTAGTACCACCTGCTATAAGCATATAGGTATTACAACTATCAGCAACAACTGATTTACCAGTTTGTCTAGGCATGATAATCATGGTAGTCAAGTGGTTAAAACAGCACCATAAGTATGCTATATTAGCTCTATTAGCTATAAAAGATATACCTGCTAATGTACCAGAAGTTGGTATCCTTATAATCTCTCTAAAGAAGTACCATGGGTTTTCAGATACTTCAGTAACTATAGCGTATCTTTGTTCCGTTGTAAGGTTAGGATCGAATGGATCTACACCTTGTAAATCTGGGTTATGTAGCGCTAATAGAAAAGCATGATTCTCTACACCCATAGCTTTATAAATCTGAGCTACCCTAATGAAACTTTTATTAGTAGTTTTAGTATCCACTATGGCTTTGGGATACTTATTCCAATCTGATAATCTTAATATCATAGTTCATATTCCTTATAATTAGTCATCAGTTCAACTTAGAGTCTGTTTTATTATAGAATAGCTCTATAGACTGATTTAAAATTTAAATTAAAAGGATTTTACGTATGTTGGTAAAAGAAGACTTAGAGAGAGTAAATAAGTTTACTAAAAGGTTTAAAGGTTGGAATAAGATAATCTATATATGCTATCCTGGACTTATAACAGAAGATCTTAAGAATACTATAAGAGCTTCTTATAATAGAGAAGATCTTACTATAGATGCATTTACACCTAGAGACTTTCCAGAGCTCTATATAAGAGATAAAGAAGATAATGAATATATTATACGTGGTTATCAACAACAGTACTATAAAGCTATAGATCTTAATCTATTAGTATCTAATGCTGAAGTAATACTAGTAGAGTGGATACCTGGTTTACAAGAGCATATTTATAGTAATAACTATAAAGGTACTAAGATAGTACAGGTTATGCCTAAACCTAAAGCAGGTGCTTACTATGTGCATTACCTATTAGAACATAAAGCATATGATGCTATTAATATGGTAGCTGAGAACTATGATAAGTGGCATAAGTCTATGCGAGATGAGATAGACATAAGAGATAAAGTTCATAACGAAGAGTATGAAAGACTCTATGTAGATTTAAACAGAAGTACTACAGAATGAAAAAAGATATAAACTATTTAGTATTAACAGATATACACTTAGGACATCCTAGAAACCATACTGATAATATTATATTTAACCTAGAAAGATTCTTTATAACCTATCACAAAGAGCTAGTAAAACTAGATATACTGTTTATAGCAGGTGATATATTCGATAGACTACTATCTAGTAGATCTATAGAGTATAGACACATTATGACATGGCTATCTAATACACTACTATGGTGTAGAGATAATGGTATTAAACTAAGGATACTATATGGTACTCCTAGCCATGATAATGATCAAGTAGCTAGTTTTACAGATGTAGCTAGTAAACTAGCCCCAGATGCTGATTATAAGTATATTAATACTCTATATATAGAGCATATGGTAGATTTAGATATAAACATACTATATGTACCAGATGAGTTTAGACATAAAGCTTCTGATACTTATTTAGAAGTAGGTAAGTTACTTAAAGAGAGTAAACTAGCAGAAGTAGATATAGCTATAATGCATGGTTGTTTTAGCTACCAGATGCCTATACTTAAAGATATGGATTTTGTACATAAAGAATCAGATTACTTAGATATAGTAAAGCACTATATAGCTATAGGCCATATACATACATCATCTGTATATGAACGTATAATAGCTCCAGGTAGTTTCGATAGGTTAGCACATGGTGAAGAAGAGAAGAAAGGCGCTATATTATTCCATTTAGGTAAAGATGGTAATGATAGCTTTAAATTCCTAGAGAATAGTAAAGCATTACCATTTCTAACATATAGCTATAGTAATGAAACTGAGGTAGAGATACTTAAAGATCTTAAGAAGAAAGTAGCTAGGTTACCTAATGGTTCTAACATTAGAGTAGAGTTAAGAAATGATACAGAGTTACTTAAGAATCTAAAGTCTATAGTAGATATATACCCTAACTTAGTATTTAAGTTTAAAACTAATACTGAAGTTATTAAAAAGATAGATATACTAGAGACTGTAGAGAATAAAGCTTTTGCTATAACTAAAGATAATATAGTAAAGCTTATGGAAGATGAGTTAGAGTTAAATAAAGAAGAAAAAGAAATTTTTAATAAGGAGTTAGAAGATGCAATTTCAAGTCTTTAACATGAACGTTTACAAGTTGATAGCTATTATGGTATTCGTAATAGCATCCATTTTAACAATGATAAGTATAGTAGTATGCTGGGATGGTATCAACTCTACTATTAGTTTCGATAGAGCAGTATCAGCATTGATCAAATGTTCAATATTTATAGGTGCTATATGGGTAATAGCATTAAGTATAGTATGCGTAGCAGGGTATTATGATAATGTTAGTAAACTAAATAAAACTACTAAAGAACTAGAGAATGAAATAGTGGAGATAAAGAAGCTTATAGATAACAAGCCTAGTTTAAAAGATTATAGTAAATACATAGAAGGTGTATTAAATAACGTTAGTAAGGATGATAGACCTACTGATGTTGATGAAAATACAGCTACTAAAGTTAATATAGATACTAATAACAGCAAGTAGGTATAAGTTATTAGATCTAGTAATAGCACTTTGACACCTGGATTATATTAGGTGTCTAAATGATACCGAGTTATAACGAAGGTGTCAAAGTGACTGAAAAACAGTTATATATTATATATATAGAAGTAAGATTAGGAGTATTTCCTAATCTTACTTCTATATTAAACCAAAGGAGCTACATGTATAATAAAGATAATGTTATACTATTAGTTAACAAGGTTAAAAATAAAGCAGTAACTAGAAATCAACTAGCTACTGCTCAGGTGCTTAATAAAGTTCAGTCCGAGATCGCAAACTTAGACACTAGAACTTATCAAGCTAAAAACTATCTATCGAATGTAGTACCCAAAATACATTCATTAGATAATGACCTGAACTATTTATAGTCAGAGTTGCAGTAAGCTTTAAAGCTTACTGCTTATATATAAATGCTAAAATAAATTAATATAAGGAGCATAAAATGCAAAGTACTGAGTTTTTCTTAAATGGATACAGAGTAAATGGTGGAGATGTGTTAAGCTTCTCAATTACTAACAAGATGGCTATGGAAGCTATCGAGTTACAAAAGAGTCTAAATGGTAAAGATATGATCGCTAGGATACAAGTAGAGGATCATACTTGGTTTATACTAGTAGATTCTATCACCACTTCCCCTATTGAAGATCTTAGCACAATAGAAGAAGAGGATGAAGTAGTTGAGATAATGGTAGGTAATAGAGATGATTACTTACCGGGTTGGAACAGTCTAGTAGAAGCTAGAATTAAAGAACAAGAAAAAAGGGATGCCGTCCGTGGTGTATGGGACAGAATAAACTTAGAAACGGATGTTGTACCGTATATAAGAGGTTACTTCCATACGGATGATATGACAACTACAAGTGGTAAGAGGGTTTCTGGTCGACCATTTATTAGATATAGATTAAACGTAGTAGGCGATTTTGTATTTACATATACAAGCACATTTGTAGAGACTGAGTTTCTAGTAAACCCAAAGAAACATGACTTCGATAAACTTTCTAGCATACTAGAGAGTTGGGCTGCGGTTGAAAATTTGCAGTATAATCTAGAGGAGGCTAATAAACGTTTAGCACCATGCGGTGCACGTTTATATGGCTCATATGGTATACTAGACAATACATTAAGACTAAAAGTAGAAGACACACAGTATGGTACTGATTGTGGCTTTGAAAATAGAATCTTTGTAAAATACGGTAACAAAGTAGACACTTATATTTGTAACCGTCTACTAAACCTAAGTGGTCTAGAAGAGATAATAACTAGTCTAGCTGAAAAGCTAAATACTAACATACCTCCTCTGGTAGAGGTACTTAAATAACAACTATAGACAGATACCTATATGGTATCTGTCTATAGTCTAACTTTATTTTTTTATATTAACTTATCTAGTTTTTGTAGTATTGCTTTATGTACTGTAACACCAGCATCTAGTAATCTTACTATAGCTCCTATATTAGTTACTATAGCAGCTGAGTCTTGTAATAGTGGACCCATCTCTTTAGCTCTTACTGTGCTTATAGTAAAGTCTTTAGACTGTACTCTGTTATAAAGTTCTTTAGCTCTAGCTGCTAATGATTCTGCTTTATTAAATACTTGTTGTACATTCTCTAGTTCTTTAGCTACTATCATATCTTTAAAGCTATTATGTATAACCTCTACAGAGCTAAAGTTAGGTATAACATCTTTAAGCTCTCTGTTATCCATAAGTGTTCTACCATCTATAACATCTGTAAGATATTTAGTAGTACTATCTTTATAGCTACTTAATTTACCTAATAGTTCTTTATTAGGTATTACAGAAGTAGCATACTCTTCATCTCCTAATAGTTTAGCTAGGAATGTATCTGCTTCTTCTAAGTATGGTAAACCGTTATCGTATATACCAGATACATTTGATTTTAATCCAGTAACTAATGTATATAGATCTGATTTAACACCTGGTATCCAAGGTACTATAATACTAGATACAGCATCGTATTTATCTTGTTTACTACCTATAGATTTTACTAGTTTATCATAGCTTTGTAAATCTTTATATAGTTTACTAGACTCTTTAGAGATCTCTTTAGTATCATTCCTACTATTAAGACCAAACACACCTCTGATAGCGTCTATTTTCTTCTTAAAGAAGTTAGAAGCATCTACTAAGAAACTACCAAAACCTTCTTGATTAGCTGTTAGTTGCTCTATAGCATATTTCATATCAGGGGTTAACTCTTTAGATATTTTATATGTTTTATAAATATTTTTCATCAGAGGTTCCTTATCTAATGTATGTTGAAAATCAGGTATCTAAGCTATCTTAGGTAGGATACTTTTTATAAAAACTTAATAAACATTGAATATAAAATTTGATATGCTAAAGGAGTTTAATAAAATAATTATGGCTGGAATGTTTAATTTTGCTATGGATAATAGAGCTAAACCAAAAATATATATACCAGTAGGTTGTCTAATGGATATACCAACAGCTTCTATCATAACAGGAGCTAAAGGCGAGACACTCTATAACGGTGGATTAGGACAAGTAGTTGGTGTAGTAGGTGCTGGTAATAACTTTAAAAGTACTCTTATACACTATATGACTCTATCAGCTGCTAGTAAGATAGCAGAAGCTACTAAAACTTATATATTAACTTATGATACTGAAGTTAATATAAGCTTCGATAGACTAGAGCACTTTGCAGCTCAATTCCCTTCTCTAGGAGAAGGTACTATACAAGGTAATGATCCTATATGGACCATTATGGATAAATCTTCTTTACCTGCTAATGAATGGGGGGATAAACTATTCGAGTATATGGAAGAGAAACAAAAAGATAAGAAAGACTATGTTACTATAGAGTGTATATTAGATCCATATACACACAAGCCTATGTCTATACCTAGACCTACATTTGTAGAGATAGATAGTTTTACAGAGTTTGAAGCAGCTTCAGTTGCTGAGATGCTATCTGGAGATTTAGATTCTAAAGATACTAATACATACGCTATGAAACAAGGTAACTTTAAAACTAAGTTCTTAAGTCAGTTACCAGGTAGATGTCCTGCATCTAGTACCTATATTACACTAACAGCTCATACTGGAGACAAGGTTAATATGGGCATGCAACCTTGGGAAGAACCTTCTAAGAAGTTACAGTTCCTTAAGACAGGTGATAGTATTAAATCAGTAGGTAGTAAGTTTAGCTTTCTTACTAATATAGCTTATCAAGCTCATACTGGTAGCCTATTCTATAACCAAGGTACTAAAGGTCCAGAGTATCCTAAAGACCCTAATGATATTACTAAAGCAGATCTTAATAAAGTTACATTAACTACGTTAAGATCTAAATCAGGTCCATCTGGTGGTAATATAGAAGTACTTATTTCACAATCTGAAGGTGTACTACCGTCTCTAACAGAGTTTCATTTCTTAAGACAGAATAAATCAGGTACACCTGGATTTGGTATAACTGGTTCTGATAGAAGCTATGCTTTAGATATATATCCAGAAGTATCACTATCTAGAACTACTGTAAGATCTAAATTAGATACTGATCCTAAACTTAGAAGAGCTGTTAATATAACAGCTGAGTTATTGCAACTAGCTACATACCATAGAATGGTTATAGAGAGTGGACTTATGTGTACTCCAGCTGAACTCTATGAAGATATTAAGAAACTAGGTTATGATTGGAATATCCTATTAGATACTAGAGGATATTGGACACTTAACCAATATTCACATCCAGTACCATATCTTAATACTGTAGATCTTTTAAAAATGAGAAAAGAGTTATATAGACCATGGTGGTATGATGCTAGAGTGAAAGAGTTATCTAAGACTAGTGAGAATACTAATACTAAGAAAAAGGAGAAGTAACTTATGAATCAGTATGATGTAGAGTTTAAGAATACTTTAACGTACGAAACTATGACGCATACTGTGGAAACTGACAATATACCAGATGCTTGTAATATTGCTACTAAGCGTCTTAAGAAAACCGAAAGAAATAAATACACTATAACTAAAGTGGAGTTAATAGATAAGTTTGTTATACTATGTACTCCACTCTTTAAGACTAAGGATCTGCTATGCTAGAAAATAACATATCCACTTCAGCTGCTAATATAGTAACCGATGTAGCAGATGTTGAGATAGAACATAAAGAACCTGTTAACTGGTTCAAAAGGCAAGATAATGATATAGACTTAGTAGCACATGTTGCTAAGATAATAGAAACTAGAGTATCTACAGAAGCTAAAGATTACTTTCTAAGGAATCCTATAGTAGCATTGTGTGCTAATACACACTCTCTAGTACAACGTGTAAATCTTAATAGATTCTTTATACAGATACTATTAAGAGCTAGAAGTTATTTAGAGCTAGAGAATGTTGAAATGGTATTCTCTGCTATAGATATGTCTGGTAAACATGATAAATGGATAGAGAAGATAGAAGAGGTTGTAGTACCTTACTTAGCTGCTAATAAAGTATTTGAACTATTCTTAGAAGCAGAGAAAGAAGCTAAAGCTACTCTAGAAGTTAAGTAATATATATGATCTTTTTGTAAACGTTAATTGGCTAGACTTGAAATATAGTCTAGCCGATCCTTTTTTTATCTATACAGTGTATCAAGATCGATGATTTTTCTAATAAGAGAGTAAAGGTAACATTAGATATGAATACTAAACGTAAAGCTGTACAAGATTATATAATAAAGTATGTAGGTGCTATAGTAGCTGGTAATGAAAATACTAAACTATATCAAGATCTATTCGATAGAATGACAGATGAAGAGTTTGATAGGTTTATGGTAGGTATGAAAGAAGGTAAGATACATATCTCTATAGTAGTACCTAATGATGGTAAGACTAGAGTATCTGTAGAAAATAACTTTAGAGTAGCTAAACAGTTAGGACATGAGTTCTTTCAAAGAGTTAAGGTAACCAACCATCCAGACTATCCAGATCACATGTTACCTATAAAAGCTTTAACTATGATACTACCTATAAGAAGAGCACAACAGTTATTATCTAAGAAGATAAGTATACCAGAGCACAGTATGACTACAGATGTACTAACTGGTCAAGTTGCTGGTAAATCTAGATCTAGTAAACTAACCTATCCAGAACAACAGATGCTTATAGCTATGGATATGAAAGATACCGCTACTGAGATGGTTAGAATACGTGGTGGAGATCTTAAAGCACAATCTGAGTATGTAAGACAGTTAGCTAACAATGGTGAAGTTTCCCAGAAGGATATACTAGATGTAGCTAACTTGGTTAGTAATGGCGGTGTGGTGTCTACTAGAACACTTAAGTATTACTTACAAGGTATGCATATTAAAAATACATTATAAAGTATAAGAAGAGTAAGAGAGTTTATACTCTCTTACTCTTCTATATTTAAGAATTTTAACCAAGGATAGTCTGTACCATACTTAGATAGTATCTCTTCTTTAGCTGGTGTAGTAGATATACCTGTAACTAGGTTATTACCTACATTTACTAATTCTAATTTACCTATCTCCCAGTATCCTAAGTAATCTTTTACTTTATCTAATAGTTCTTGATAAGTAGCAGATGGAGTTAACATTAGTTTATTAAACTCTGGTGCTAATTCATATCTAGGTATATTACCAATATCAGTGTGTTCACCTAGCTCTGCTTTAAACTCTTCATAACTATAGCTCCTATCAAACACTCCATAGTTAACACATGGTCTATCATAGTCTCTATCTACTTCTACTATAACTAACTTATTAGCTTCAGATTCATCTGTAGATTCTATCATATCTATATAGAGTATAGGACAGTTAGCTAATATAGATAAACTCTCTTTATTGTTACCTAATCTAGGATACTCATAGTTAGTAAATCTAATATCAGATTGTAACTTATAATACCTATGGTTAATCATTATCCATTTGTATTGGTTACTTATAGTATCTGTATCCTTATAAGCTAATATCTTAACTAAGTGATCACGTAGCGTAAATCGTTTATGATAAGGTATATTAGTCTCTAAGAATGATCTAGAGTTAAATATATAGAGTTTATAGTTATCTCGTATCCAGTGTGATAAGCGTAAGATACGTTTATCATTAGCTTTAACACCAGATGGTGAAGCATAGTGTCTTAAGAAGTAACCTAATATACTATTCATAGTGTCATTTTCATTTAGAGTAGGTTGACCGCCACTAAGACCAGTTAAACTAGATTCTACTCTACTACCTGCAGAGTGCTTATAGTTTGGTTTAGCAGATGCATTAGGTTCTATAGGATAGAAACTATCTTCTAAGCTAGTATTAGCTCGTATACTACCTGGTAACTGTAAGTTATCTTTTAAGTTAGCATATACTGTTATTACTTTATCTTTAGATACTTTAGAAGGTAGTACTATAGTTTCACCATGTACTACATTAGGTACTGTTTTAACTACAGGACACATAGCTACTTGATCAAATGTTATCTTATTAGACTCTGGTATACTAGTACAATCATAAACATCCATATTACCATCAGTGTCTATAAGTCCTAAGTACATAAGAGATGAAAATGTATTACCTTTCTTAGTAGTAACTACATAAGGTAACATAGCTAAGCCTATAGCATCTTCTCTACCTATAGGGTCTATATCAAGTTTTCTACCGCGAGCTCCTATTAGAGCTCCAGTCTTATTAGTAACCATCTCTGGTGCACTATTAGCAACTTCTTTATTAACATAAGTAAGTAGTTCATTAGGATTATTTTTACCATTAGCAAACGCCATAAGTCCTATCTTAACATATTTAGTGTTATATACAAAATCTGTTATATCCATTACCTTATACTTATTATTAAAATCATAAGTAGCTTCATTAGCAAAGCTTATATGTTTCTCTAACATATCACCAGTAGCTTCTTCTACTAGTTTAAGTTTACCCTTAACCTCTTTAGTAGCCTCTACTCTGTTATCAGTCTCTGTAGCTTCTGTAGATAACATATGCTCTACTTCTTCTACTGGAGTAAGATCTATACCTACAGTAGATAGAAAATCTGTAGATTTAAAGTTAGCATCCCAGAATGATGGTAACGTATTAAATCCATATGCAGTTACATTTTCTAACCATGGACCATCTTTTACTATAAGTTCTCCATAAGCTTTCTTATACTCTACTATAGCAGATTTAAGATTAATAGTATTACTATGTGGAGCTATAGAGCTATCTATAGAACCACCATCTAGTTCTGTTATTTCATTCTCTAGTGCATCTAGTTCAGCTTGTTTAACAGTAAGCCAATCATTATACCATCTATAGTCATCTAGTCTGAATGATGGTATAGTTTCAAAGTCTGCAGAGTAACCATACGTATAACCATCTTTTCTTAATTCAGAATCTTTTATTACCATATGACCAGATATAGGTTTTAGTTTATTTATAACCATCTTAGCTCTAAGCTCTATAATATTAACATTAAGGTAATATGGGTTATCCCAAGCATAAGCTTTAAGTCTAGCTATATCGTATTCTAAACCATCTAGTTCTAAACCATATGTTAGTACAAAACCATTCTTAGTAACTAATACTGTAGGGTTATTATAATATACTGTAATATCGTCTATAACACCTGCAGATCCCATAGCTTGTAAGCTATAAGAAGTTAGTTTCTTAATGATTCTTCTATACTTGTCCATATTTTGAAGTAGTACATCTTCTTGATCTAACTCTACACCTGTAAATGTTTTTATCATAGCTTTCATAGTAGCTACTATATCTGTATATTGGTTAATAGGGAATACTATACCATTCTGTTTAAGTAGTTGGTCTATAGTATACTCTTTACCATCATCACTTAGTGGAAAGCTATCTGTTTTAGTAATACTACCAAATACTCTTTTAATAGCATCTGAAGTAAAGAAGTTCTGTACGTTACTAGCCATTACCCAAGCTATCTTACTAAGATCTATAGCATTATTAATAAAATCTTTAAATATACTTATAGTAGTAAATAACTCTGGTTCAGTAGGTAGATTCTCTTTAATAGCTTCTAGTACTGGTTTA